AGGAAGCTCAACTACAACCTCTACACACCCGTCCCGATAGACATTTCCTACGAGGTCTCTATTGTGTCTAAGCGACAGGGAGACATCGACAAGGCGCTCTCCAACTTCATCCCGTTCTTCAACAAGGACGCGTTCATCAGGTACAGACACCCGAAGTTCGACGGACTGATGATGAAGTGCCAGGTCATAATGGACGACGCAATAAACGAGGAGCACCCCGAGACGGTCGACCCCTCGGAGGACGACCTGGTCGTCTGCACATGCAACTTCACGTTCAAGACGTGGATTTTCTGCGGGAACGACGTCGTGAGCGGGTCGGGGAACCAGGTGAGGCACGTCATCTCGGTCTACCCGTGCGACATCGGCCAGTCGGAGCTCAACTGCTCGTGCTGCTACAACCGCGACTGCTGCGTGTCGGGGGTCATCTCCTCGGTCACGGACACGATTTACGACGGGTTCATCCCGGCGGTGAGGCAGATTAACGTCGGGTTCTACCCGGTGCCTCTGAAGAAGGAGTACATGAGCCACATCAACTGGGTGGACAGCCTGTGGCCGCAGGGGATGGACGACCACCCGTACGTAGACCGGTTCATCTGGAAAATCGACGAGAACGGGGAGCTGACGGGGCAGGTCGGGAACTCGTACCACTACCCGCCGTACTCCTCGAGGGAACTTTCCGGGTACTACGACGTGCGCGAGGTCGGAGGGGAGACGTTGAGCGGGCAGCTTTCGACGTACAGCTACCTCTCGGGACCGGACGAGGCGCACAGGCCCTGGGGACCGCCGGTGGTTTCCGCCGTATAATATAGCCATGACTTCCAAAGAACATATTTCATATATGGCACATATTGTCGATGAACTCGACAAAAATGATAGTTTTCGACGTAAAAATGCTAAAAATGACAATATTTTGGTTGAAATGGGTATTAACGTCAATTACGAAACCCATGAAGTCGAGTTCACCGACGCACATGAAAACGGCGTCGATACGTCACTCGAACATAATCCGGCAATTGACACAACCACTATTCCCGGGATAACCGTCTATTCGGTTTTCCAGAGAAACGACGCAATTCAGCAAGACGGAAACCCACTCATATATGCACTCAAGGGAAGCAATGAGCATGGGTGGAGCATTTCAGACGAAAATCGAGCCAAGCTAACCGAACGGATTCGGGCAATCGTCGGCATGTTCTGTGAAAAACACCCAGTTGACTTCACAATAGTCGTCCCAAGCGGCGGTGGTGTCAACAGCATGCTTCGAGACATCTTGAGTGAGGTGTTATCTGAGCAGGACAAAGAAAACATAATCCTCAACAATGCACTCGAGAAGATGACGGTTGATGAAGTCGAGGAGGAGATGTTCGAGAAGGATTCACCCTTCAGTCAAGAGTTCGATACACCAGAGAAAAAGCAGAGAGCGTGGGAGAAAATCAAGGATAGCTTTGCCCGAATGCGAAGCGAAAACAACGGGGTGTTCTCATACAAAATGGTCAGACCGCCGAGATACAGGGAGTGGATTACGAAAACCCTGAAATTCAGCGACCGTACCGACATAGCAGAGATGGCATCCAAACTACCGGGAAAGAACATCCTGATAATCGACGATACAATAACCTTCGGCAACACAATCCGTTCGGCGGCCAATTTAATACGCGACACCATCTCAAACATCAAATACGACGTTGACACAGTTGGTCAGTTCGCTCCGGCCTCGATTTCGGCATTGACATTGCTCTCGGTAAAGCAGCACGTACCAAGGCGATGACCACCCGGAACAAGATAACCAAGACGGTCGACAATCCCCTCACGAACCCCGACTCCGAGTTCTACATCCCGGACGCGAAGGAGCGCCAGCACTACGTCACGGTGGTGATGAACCGAGACAAGCGCCTCAACCCGCTCTTCAAACGGGCGAAGTTCATCTACGTCTACAAGGACTACGAGTCGAAGCGGACGTTCAAGCTGATGGGGTACAAGCGCAGGACGAGGAACTATGGGATAGCCGTCCTCGCCGACGACAACCACCTCTACTACAACGAATACACGACGAAGCAGCAGACCCTCTCCGACCTCATGGCCTCGAACATGTCCCGGATATTCCTCGACGGGTACGTCATAGACCAGGACACGATGATATGCCTCGAGAAGGGCATCCGGAAGACCGAACCCCTCGCCGTTTTCCTCCAGATAGTCGCCCGCTCGACGGGGTTCAACCTGAGGTACAGGTCTGTGGAGAAGATGCTTAGGACCATGACGCGGTGGGTTCCGTGGCTCATCAAACCAAAGAAGAAGGGGGCGAAGCCGGTCGTGAACCAGCGGAGCCGTTCCGTCGCGCTGAAGTCCTTGTTGGACAACGGATGGCTGGACTTTCTGCCGGAGAAACTGAAGAATTTGCTGTTCGACGAGAACGTTAAGTGGGGGGAGAGATGTCGGGTCGGAACATGTGTCTTGGGGATTGTCTATCTGAACCTGGCGTCGAGGGAGAGGTCGGGGAACCGGAAACGTGATGATGCTGTATAATATTGCACATACAAAGGTTACACAATGAAACTAAGCGACGCACTCAAGAACATCAGGAAGAGCACGGGGGCGAAAGCCCTCTCCATATCCAAGCCGACGGACTACCTCGACACGGGCTCGTACGCCCTCAACCGGGTCCTCACCGGCGACATCCACAAGGGATTCCCCGTCGGGAGAATCTCGACCCTCTTCGGCCTCTCCCAGTCCGGAAAGTCACTCATCGCGGCGAACACGGCGGTCAACGCGCTCAAGGACGACAAAGTCGACAAGGTCATAATCTTCGACTCGGAAGGAGGCTTCCCTGTGGACATCTTCGCCGACGCGGGAATAGACCTCGGCGAGGAGGACGACCCAGACTGCCCTGTCCAGCACATCAACGTACACTCCGTGGAGGACTGCGCGGTCAAGATGATTTCGACGTACGACATGCTCGTCAAGGCGCACGACGAGTGGGTGAAGGACCCGGACAACAACGACCACATCCGAGTCCTCTGCATCCTCGACTCCTACGGCTTCCTCGCCTCGGACAAGCTCGTCTCGGACGCGGTGGACAAGGACAAGATGGCGAACGACATGGGAATCACAGCCAAGCTCAAGAACAACATGATGCGCGGTCTCGTGATGCGCGTCTGCGAGTCGGACTGTACACTCCTCGTGATAAACCACGAATACCAAGACCCGGCGGCGATGTTCGCGAGCAAGATACACCAGATGGGCGGCGGCAAGGGAATCGAGTACGCTTCGCACGTCGTCCTCCAGTGCGAGAAGGTGTTCGTCAAGGCGGACGACAACGACCATCTGACGGGCCTCGAGGCGGACGGCGCCAACATAGGCTTCTACAAGGGGAACCGCCTCAAGTGCTTCACGACGAAGAACCGAGTGTCCAAGCCGATGTACGGTGCGGAGATATACGTCGACTTCGAGACAGGCATGTCCAAGTACGACGGCCTCATCGAGGAGGCGGTCAAGATGGGCTTCCTCCAGGACGTAAGGGGCGGCTACATCTGCCCGACGTACTCCGAGAAGAAGGTGACGTACCGGGACCTCATCACGAAGGACGAAATCTGGAACACGTTCATCGAGGACTTCAACAAGAAGAGCATCGACGCGATGAAGTACTCCAACAACACGTCGAGGATGCTCGACGAGATGGACGGAGGAACGGACCTCGCGGCCGACGAAGACACAGAGGAGGAGAAATAAGATGGCAAGGGGAAGGAAAAGCAAGGCTAAGATAGTCCCGTTCACGAAGACCGTGACGACGGCGGTTTCGCCGGACAAGGTGCCCGAGGGCGCCGGGATAGAGGAATACGAGAAGATGGCCGCAAAGGTCGCGACGAGCGACGAGATAATCGACCGGGCACTGGACAAGCTCGAGGGGAAGGTGCCAGAGCCTCCGCAGGCGGCGAACGTCCCGGAGGAGGATATGCCCGAGAAGGATGACAGCGTGCCTCCACCGCCGGAAACCGAGCAGCCAGAGAATGTACCAGACGACGTATACGACGAAAAACCTGCTGTTCCTGACGTTTCAAATGAGAACATGGACCTCAGGATGAAGCTCACAAACGCCGGACGGAAGATAAAGGAGCTGACCGAGAAGGTCGAGTCTCTTTCGAAGGCCCTTTCCGAGCGGGACGGCCAGCCCGCCGGGATGAAGCAGCTCGCGGACAAGAACGACGACCTCATCCTCAGGAACAGCGAGCTCGAGTTCGAAATCTCCAGGCTGAACACCGAGAACAACCGGCTCAAGCAGGAGCTCGAGAAGTACGTGAACGCGAAGATGCTTCCGCCACAGACGTACTCGAAGGAGGCGTACACGCGCCCGACGCCTCAGATGATGCGGAACCAGGCCAGGATGGTCCACCAGCGGCCGCCGAGGATGTCGATGAACGGATACGAGTCGTGGAATTGACCAGTTGTATAATATAGTCGTCTAACCCACATATACAATGGAACTGGATTTCACGAATGAACTGCTAGAGAGGGTCCTCGTCAAGAAGTCGCTGGTCGACAAGAGGTTCCTCAACGCCATATCCCCACTGCTCGACGTGCGCTGGTTCGAGGGCTCCAAGGCCCTCGGCGTCGTCGAGAAGCTGATTGTCAAGTACTTCAACGCGTACGACGCGATACCCACGCCGCAGATTGTGCAGGCGATGGTACAGAAGTACTGCCAGATACACACCGAGATAAAGCAGGCCGACGTAATGAGGGAGCTCACCGAGGTCTCGCGCCTCGAAGTGGACCTCTCGCTCGACGTCGTCAAGAAGAACCTCGAGAAGTTCGTCAAGCGGAAGATGCTCTACTACACGACGTCCGACATAGCGGTCGACATCGTGAACAACGGCTCGGCCGACAAGTACATCGACGAGCTCGAGAAGATAGAGAAGCTCACGTTCGAGGACACGAACCTCGGAATGAGCTACTTCAACAAGCTGGACCAGGAGAAGCACTGGGACTACATAAACAACCCGGAGGCGCGAATATCCACGGGGTTCGACGGGCTGGACAGGTACACCCACGGCGGCTTCTACCGGAGCGGGAAGATGCTCGCGTGCATAATGGGCCAGGCTGGCCTCGGAAAGAGCCTCTTCCTCTCGAACATAGCCGTGAACTGCCTCAAAGAGGACCTGAACGTCGTCGTAATCTCCCTCGAGATGAGCGAGAACGTCTACGCGACGAGGTTCGACGCCCACATCTCCGAGACGAACATAAACCGGCTCAAGGAGAACGGAAAGACCGTAGTCGACCGGATAAACGAGTTCTACAAGGCGCACCCCGGGTGCAACCTCTTCATAAAGGAATACCCCCCGAGGAGCGTCAAGGTCTCCGACATACAGATTTACCTCGACAACCTCATCGCGGCGGGGAACAGGTTCGACGTCATCGTCATCGACTACCTCAACCTCGTCCTCCCCAACAGGAGCCGGGACAACATGTACCAGGACGTGATGGACGTCGCGGAGAAGCTGAGGGCGCTCTCGTACATCTACGAAGTCCCTGTCATCACGGCGACCCAGGCGACGACCGAGGGCATGAACAACGAGAACATCGGCATGGAGCACGTCTCCGAGTCGAGGGGAATCGCCCACACGGTGGACTTCCTGGCGGGCCTCTACCAGATGGACGAGGACCGCGAGAACGGAATCATAAACATGCGTCTCATAAAGAACCGCCTCGGGGGATACATCGGGAAGGTCGTCCCGTTCAGGCTCAACCCGGAGACGCTTGTCCTGAGGGACGAGTCGTTCAGCCCGGACAGCAGGGTGGGCGAGGCGACGGAGACGGAGTCCATCATAAGCAACTTCGACGAACTACAGCAAGACATAGACAGTGTCTAAGGAAGAGTTACAATGGCCGGAAAGACAGACGCGGAGCTCGACTTCAACTCGGACGACTACAACGGGTTCTACTACACGTCCGACAAGCAGATAAAGAAGATGGACGACGCGTTCATCGTGTCGAAGATAGTCGAGAAGTACCCGGACTTCGTCCCGAGCGGGAACGAGAACCTGCTCAAGCAGACGTTCATGGTGATAGCGAGGGACTCGAGGTTCATAAACCAGCTGCTGAAGGACTACGACCTGACGGTATCCGAGCTGTTCAGCGTAATATACCGCAACTACTCCTTCATCTTCAACCCCTGCTACATATCCAAGATTCAGAAACTCGTTACGAGGCGCTCGTATGCAAGGCTCGCAAGGACACCTGGACGCAAAGTCCCCAAAGGAACTCGAAAGGCTCCTCGGCGCCGCTAAGGTCCGCGAGGAGAGGGCGGAGCTCGCCCACGTGTTCCGCTTCCTGTCGCAGGGGAACAACCCGTACGTCCGCCGGAAGGCAAAGTTCGAGGACGTGAAGTACAGGTCGTTCTACTCCGCGCACAAGGCGGACTTCGACAAGCTGCACTTCATTTTGGCGAAGTACAACGTGGACAGGGACGAATTCCTCAGGTTCGCCCTAAACAGGACAAACGTCTACACGCCGGGGCTTCTCCTGAACGCGAACCTCTTCAAGGAGTTCGCGAACCACAGGGCCGGGGAGGCGAGGTACGCCGACATATACCGCAACTACATGAAGAGCGTCGGCAATGTCGCGAAGATGTGCGTCGACGGCAACACCACGCCGAGGAACCTGCTCTCGAGCGTGTTCCACGAGAACAGGATGGCGTACGAATACGTGTCGGGGCGGATTTCGAAGTACTATATCGCGTCGATACAGAACTTCAGGGAGATTTATCCGGAGCTCGACTCGCTCAACCGGGACGAGCTGCGTATAATATACGATGCGGCGGACGAACTGCGGACAATGGCAGACGAGGCGATGGTCAAGATGGCCGGGCGCCACGCGAAGCCGGTGTCCGACGCGGAGGCCGCAGTCGTAGAACTAACTAACAAAACAACTAACTAAGGAAAAAGAAAATGTGCACATTTTGCTCAGACCTGCCAAGCAATGAACGGGGGACCCAGAAGTCCTTCATAACGCTGTTCCTCAAGGAGAACGACGTCAACAACGAGAAGGAGGCGTACCGCTTCCGCCTGCTCAACTTCCGTGCGCCGGAGAAGAGCGACCGCAAGTACCCGTTTATCTCGCGCTACGTCCACAACCACTGGACGGTCAACGAGGCTGGGAACAAGGTGGTCGACGAGACTGTCGTCTGCCCCGCCTCCCCGTTCATCGACGCGAGGAACGACGCCGCGCTTGGGTTCGCGGACACGTTCAAGGAACTCAAGCTCAAGAACGAGAAGCCGACGTGGGACCTCGTCTGCCCCGTCTGCCGCCACTCCGCCCAGGCGTGGAACGCCTACAACAACAGCGGGAAGACCGACCAGCTCGCGAAGCAGCGCGGCGGGGAGCTCAAGCGCCAGTTTCAGGCGATTGTCCCGGTGTTCGTGGTGAACGACCCCATCAACCCGAAGAACAACAACCGCTTCAAGTGCTTCATCATCAACGACAAGAAGGAGTACGAGACCCTCATCACGCTCGTCAACTCGGAACGCGCGAAGATTGCCGCGGCCGGGAACAGCTACAACTGGTGCAACGGCGTGAACGCGGTGGACTTCTACGTCCGCGTGGGCAAGGTCCCCATCACGTACAAGAACGGGCAGACCGGAACCCGCCGCGGAATCGTCAGCATGATGTTCGGCCGCAAGCCGTACGACCTCGTGGACGCCGCCGGGAAGCAGCTCGTGACGAAGGAGGCCATCAACAAGTTCGAGTTCGACGAGCAGTTCTACGTCAAGAACTCGAAGACTGAGCTCGAAACCTTCTACGACAAGTACTACTCGATGGCGACTGCGAACGTCCCGGACGAGGAC